ACCCATATGAAACATCATTTTAAGAGCAAGGTCGGCCTGCTTCTTATTCATTCTATGAGATAAACAATTTACTAAACTGAAATCGTCAAATATAAACTCACCAAGATTTTTCGAAAAGTCTTTTGTATTATCTCTATCATAACCTCTTTCACTAGTAAAAAAGTAAACTTCGTAAGGTATATTAACTTTTCTACAAAATTCTACCAAGTTAATTAATTGTTTTACAGTATTAAATAAAACATCACTCATTGAACCAGACCAATCAAGTAACATCATCATACCATGATTTT